TTTTGGCAGTGCCGGAATTGGAACTGGTAAGGCCATAGCTATGGCTATTGTTTTTGGTTAAAGGAGGCTAAGATATGGCTGCACCGAATATTGTAAATGTAAGCTCAATACTAGGAAAAACCGCAACGGTTGCATTGAGTTCAACATCACAGACTACACTTCTAAGCAACGCAGCATCGAGTGATAATGTTCTAAAAGTGAACATGATCCAAGTTGCTAACGTAGATGGAACAAATGCTTGTGACATAACTATAGATGTACACAGCGCAGCGTCAGGCGGCGGCACAGCATACTCGCTTGTTGCAACCGTGTCTGTTCCTGCTGACGCATCATTGATTGTGTTGGATAAGAGCACCGCAATATATCTTGAAGAGAATACTTCAATAACTGCAACTGCGGGTACAGCAAGCGATTTAGAAGTTATTATAAGCTACGAGCAAATAACTGACTGATAGGAGTCGCACATGGCTAAAGGTAGAGGCGGCTTTATAGGTCAAGACGGGCTGAATGCACCAGACAGCCCTACAGGGGTAACTGGCACAGCAGCTAACATTTCAGTAAGCGTTGCATTTACAGCGCCGACTGACGTAGGTGGCGCGGCTATTACTGGGTATCGGGTGCAGGCGGGGGGTTCTTCTGCGGCAGGTCAAGCTGCGTCTGGTTCTGCTTCTCCGATTACAGTACCTGGTTTAACCAACGGCACCGCCTACACGTTTAACGTCTGGGCGATTAATGCGTTTGGGTATTCAGCGCCTAGTGATGCGAGTGGAAGTGTTACGCCTGCGCTTCCCCCTGCTAACGCTATTCATATATATGACGGGGACAATCGTGTAACTGGGTATAATATATCTAGCACAGGAAGTGCCTACGATTTTGGAGATGCACGAGCTTCTAATGTTAGCTACAGTCGCTGCGCCGCAAATAGCACTCGTATTCTTTTTGGCGCTCATGTTACTGGAAAAGATATTACATACATGACTTGGGCTAGTGGTGGAACTGCTTCTACTTTTGGGGATGATATTAATTCGCGGTATTATTACGGCGCTTTATCAAACGACACTAGAGCCGTATGGGTTGGGGGTGCGGGTGCAGGTTCTAATCCATCGGGCGGATATGGAATCGCTTACTCAACCATTGCCTCAACTGGAAACGTAAGTGATTTTGGCGACATTCAAACCAACAATGAGTTTTTGCAATCTGGGTTATCTAATACAACGCGAGGAGTTGTTGCAGGCGGCTCAAGCAGAAACCCTGCGGGTATGGAGTATATTACCATAGCCTCAACGGGTAACTCCACAAACTTTGGTAATCTTTTGGCTACTGGCAGAGCGTTTGGCTACAGTCAAGGTACTGCTTCAAGTGGCACAAGAGGTTTATACGCGGGGGGCGCGGAGAACTCTCAATCAAACGTAATTGAATATATAACTATAGCTTCAACAGGGAACTCAACCGATTTTGGTGACTTAACACAAACTGACAATGGGCAAGGCTCTTCTTCAAACAAAACTAGAGCAGTATTTACTACTGGTAGAGGTAATAGAATCATGTCTTATGTCACAATTGCATCCACAGGGAATGCCACATATTTTGGTAGTTTAGATGACAGTAGTGCGGGTTCTGCGGGAACATCAAATGCCCACGGAGGACTTTCATAATGCCAAATTATCAAGGTGTATGGTCGCTCACAACGCAGATGCAGAATAGAACGGGATGGCCTACATTTGTGCCCACTAGAGGTCTTTTATTTGGGGGTGACAATGGTAGTAATGTAATAAACACTATTCAATTTATTGAGATAGAAAAATCAGGAAATTCAACGGATTTTGGAGACTTAAGTGCTGTTTCAAAAGGGGGTGCGGCAGTTTCTTCTTCCACAAGAGCAGTATATGCTAACATCTGGACAGGTGGTTCATATACTAACACTATAGAGTATGTAACTATTGCCACAGAAGGAAATTCAACGGATTTTGGTAATTATGATATTACCGCAGCATCTCTTGGGGCATCTTCTTCTTCTACAAGAGGGGTTTTTGCAGGAGGATGGGATGGTTCTAGAAAACAAGGAATGTATTACATTACCATTGCAAGCACAGGAAATTCTTCTACTTTTGGAAATTTAAGCGCAGCAGCAAGTGGCCTTAACTCATCTTCTTGTGGGAGCACTACAAGAGGACTTTTTTCTGGAGGTTATACAGGTTCAGGATATTCTACGGAAATACAATATATTACCATTGCCTCCACTGGAAACACTACAGATTTTGGCGATCTTACTGTGGGGAGATATGCTTTAGATGCAACTTCTTCTTCTACAAGAGGGGTGTTTTTTGGCGGTATTGATTCTGCATGGCGCAACGTTATTGACTATGTAACTATCGCTTCTACGGGTAACGCCACAGACTTTGGAGATATGACTCAAGACATTGCTTATATGGGTGCTACTTCGAATAAAATAACAGGGGTATCAATGGGTGGACGAACATCTTCAGCGTATAATAAAACAGAAATAGACCAAGTAACCATTGCCTCCACTGGTAACGCTACAGACTTTGGAGACCTTACAGCAGGGGGTTCTTATACCGCAGGCGCATCATCTGGTCACGGAGGACTTTCATAATGTCTGATAAACGATACGAGGCAAATATAATTAGAGCCACGGCTGTCGAGCCTGCTAATAATCTACAGACAACTTCTGCTCCAGGGGTGTGGTCAATAGACGAAGTTGTAGAGCTACAGAAGAAAGAAAAATGGCCTACGGTTGGGAACCTTCCTGATAGCGTAGAAAACGTTTTTTCAACGTTCTTATATAAAGGTACTGGTTCTACACAAACGATCACCAACAACATTGACCTTAGTGGCGAAGGGGGGATGGTTTGGACAAAAAGTCGATCTGATCCACGTAATCACTCGTTACATGACAGTGCTAGGGGAGTTACGTGCTTATTAAAGCCAAACGCAACTAATGCTGAGTATTGTGATGCCACTCAAATGGCATCATTTAATTCTAATGGTTTTACTGTTGGTTCAGATGGCTCTAATAATACTAATGGGGATGAATACGTCTCTTGGACTTTTAGGAAAAAAGCTAAGTTCCTGGACATCGTGACGTATACTGGGACAGGAAGCGCAAGAACTGTGGCTCATAACCTTGGATCAGTTCCAGGTATGATTATGGTAAAAATTACTAGCGGTTCTGATGCTTGGCATGTATATCATAGAGGGTTAAATGGCGGTTCTTCTCCAGAAGATTATTATTTACAACGAAACAGCACCGATGCACAGATTGATAATGCTACTCTATGGAACGATACCGCTCCTACTGACTCTGTATTCACTGTAGGTACGAACAGTGGTGTGAATGGCAATGGATCAACCTACGTGGCCTACTTATTTGCACACAACAATAATGACGGAGAATTTGGGCCATCATCTGACCAAGATATTATCAAATGTGGGTTTTATAATGGTACTGGGTCTAATCAAAATATTGATTTAGGTTTTGAAGCACAGTGGGTTCTCACAAAGCCACTTGTAAATTCAAATAACTGGACAATTTTTGACAACATGCGTGGTATGCCCACAACAGGTATTGATGGATCTGAAAGAATAAAGATAGAAGCTGCTGCGGAGACAGAGTTAGGTCCAGCCGCAGGAATAGCTGTGCATGAGTCAGGGTTTATAGCAAAGGGGGGTAGTGATGATTATAATCAGGTTGGTAACACTAATATCTACGTAGCAATACGCAGACCTCAAGCTGCACCTACCGCTTCAAGTCAGGTTTTTGCTATTGATACACAGGTTAATCAAGACCCTCCATTGTTTGACAGTAGTTTTCCTGTAGATTTTGCATTAACACGAAATGTTGCTTCAACGGCTGATTGGGCCGTTGCCAGTAGGGTAAACCTGAAAAGATCATTAAACACAAATAACGAAAATGCAGAGACAAGCAATTCTGTATTTGAATTTGACTTTATGGATGGTTGGGATAGTGAAACGCTATCTACAAACTCAAATGTATACTCATGGATGTGGAAAAGAGCCAGAGGCTATTTTGACGTTGTTTGCTATGACGGATCAGGAAGCAATAGAACTATAAGTCATAACCTTGGTGTAGCACCTGAGATGATTTGGGTTAAATCTAGAAGTAACAGTAGTCATGGTTGGATGGTCTACCACTCAGGCACAGGAGCTACTCATTATTTAATGGTAAATAGTTCAGCGGCTGCTGTAGATTTGGATGTAATCTGGAATGATACTGCACCAACTTCTAGCGTATTTTCTGTAGGAACAGGTGGTTCTGTTAATGACAGTGGTAAGACTTACATAGCCTATCTTTTCGCTACTTTGGCAGGTATATCGAAGGTGGGAAGCTATACTGGCACGGGGTCTACATTAAACATTGACTGTGGTTTTTCTAGTGGTGCTAAGTTTGTATTAATTAAAAGGACAAATGACACAAACAATTGGACGCTTTTTGATACTGCTAGAGGAATTGTAGCAGGTAATGATCCTTATTTATATTTAAATACCACAGATGCTCAAGTTAATGCAGCAGACTATATAGACCCATATTCAGCAGGGTTTAGTTTGACAGGTGTTAGTTCATTAACAAATGAAAACGGTTCAACTTACATCTTCTACGCTATTGCAACATAAAGGAGTTTAGTCATGGGACTAATAAGAATAAGAGAAACAGGCGAGGTGGTAACGGAAATAACCTTCCGCACAATGCATAAGAAAACCCGACCTGTTTTAGAACCAACGCTTACCAAAGAAAGACTAGACGGTTTAGGTGCAGATCCTGTGATGGAAAGTGCTCAAGCAGACACAACACCACCTTATGAATTTAGTTTTCGCTCTGGTGTAGAACAAGACTCTGATGGCAACTGGATGACGGTCAATTCAGTTGGGCCAGTGTTTACTGAATACACAGACGAGGATGGCAACGTACAATCGGTTGACGCACAAACCACAGCATATCGTGCTAATGTAGATGCAAAAGCTGCCGAAGGTGCAAGGTATACCCGAACAACACTGTTGGCAGAATCTGATTGGACACAAATGGCTGATACCGCTTTGACTACAGAAAAGAAAGCAGAGTGGGCAACGTACCGTCAAGCACTCAGAGACTTGCCAGATGCTTCTGGTTGGCCTCATACTCATACACTACCAACAAAGCCATCATAATGCCCAAAGACACAACGCAAGAAGTAGCTTTAACTACGCCTGACATAAACATTCAGCTTCCACAAGCGAAGCCTGAATACAAATCTATGTTGGCAAATATACAGGAAAAAGCCCCTGCAATCGCACAGGCATCTAGTAACTTCTATAAGTCTCACTCACAGATGATGAGCGTGACGCTCGATGTTACGGCGATTACGCCAATACGCTCTATCAAGCATAGCTTGGCTGAGATTGAAAAGACCAAAGCAGCCTTGCAAGAGGGCTACTTTAAGATGAAGAAAGAAGAAGTAAAGCTCAAGAAGCTAGAGCGTAAACTTGAGACTGAGACAGACGATCTTGAGCGTGAAATGCTTGAGGTAAAGATAAACGAAAAACAAGCACAAGCGGCAAGCTCTCGTGGCTATGTAGAAGGCGCAGTAAGAAAGCTAAACTTCTTTACCAATCAGTATGACAACCTGATGAAGAAGATCGGTAAGGATGAGCTTACCGAAGAAGACTATGAGTTAGAAGAAGTTAAATATCATATCATGACCTGCATGAAGCAAGCACTGAATGCAGCCCGAAGTCGTAATGGTCAGATAGATGAGGGCAACCTTATTTACATCTTTGATCTAGGCATCAATGCAGCGCAAGCACAAGCCGAGGTGTTTTCATATTTAAATTGGGAAAACGAGATTATTAAACAGGGCAAAGCACCAGAGCATCATCACACAGTGCAGTGGTTAGAGGCTTGTGCAGAAAAGTGGGCGCATTGTCCAACAGACTTTGCAAACAGTCGTGGTTTTGATATCATGGACAGAACATCTTTGACTAACACTCCACAGATAGAGGACAATACAGATGGCGCATAAAGTAGTTAAGTATAGACTTGAATCAGACGGTACGATCCCAACTTGGCTAAAGTTTGGTGTATCACAGTCAACAGGTGGTATGTATCCAGTTGCAGACAGTGGCACTGCTAGTCCACGAGATTGGATAATGATTGGTATATCAGACGATGGCGCAGATATATCTGGCGCGGTTGAAGAGATTACATCTAAAGCAAATCTACAGACTTACCTCGCGGCACAAGCTTCAGCGAATAGTTGGACTGATCCTGCACCAACAGAAGAAGATCCAGACGCAACAACGGATTTTGACGCGGCTGCACATGCGCAACGTGTTTGGGACGATTTAGACGCACTTAACGCATAGGATGCTACATGCCATTAACCAAGCTTCAGTTCCGCCCAGGTGTCAATCGAGAGACTACCTCTTACACTAATGAGGGTGGTTGGTTTGATGTAGACAAGGTACGCTTTCGCTTTGGTATGCCTGAGAAGATTGGTGGGTGGGAGAAGTTTACAACTGCATCGTATTTAGGCACGGCGAGAGCTATGCACCCTTGGGTGGCGTTAGATAATAGCCGACTCATTGGCGTTGGTACATCTCTTAAATATTATATTAACCAAGACGGTGGTGCTTTTAATGATATTACGCCAATAAGAAACACAACATCTGCGGGTGACGTAACTTTTTCCGCGACCAACGGATCGTCTGTAATTACAGTAACAGATACAAATCATGGGGCAGTCGTTAATGATTTTGTAACGTTTAGTGGGGCAACATCTCTTGGCGGCAACATTACAGCAGCAGTATTAAATCAAGAATATTATGTTACTGAAGTAGTAAACACTAATAGTTATAAGATTGCTGCTCGTGCCGCAGGCACAACTATATCCAGTATAACTGTAAACGGAGCTTTAGTTCCTAGCTTGGTAAACGCAAGTGGATCAGACTCAGGAAACGGCGGCAGTTCTACAGTGGGAACTTATCAAGTAAGTGTTGGTTTAGATACAACGGCAACAGGTGCAGGTTGGGGTGTTGGTACTTGGGGCCGTAACGGTTGGGGTCAAGCGGCTACCACACCGATTGTTACAAACACCTTGCGTATATGGTCACATGATAACTTTGGTGAAGATCTGCTTATCAACGTGCGTAATGGGGGCATATATTATTGGGATAAAACAAGCGGTTTTGCGGCAAGAGCATTAAGCTTAGATTCTCTTGCAGGGTCTACAAGCGCACCGACTATTGCCAAACAGATCATGGTATCAGATAGAGACAGGCACATAATTGCTTTTGGTTGTGATCCAGAGGCCAATCCAGGGGTTCAAGATCCTTTGGTAATACGTTTTTCATCTCAAGAATCCTTAACCGATTGGGCTACAACAGCAGCAAACACTGCGGGTGAATTAAGATTGGGATCTGGTTCTGAAATCGTTGCAGCCGTAGAAACAAGACAACAAATCTTGGTTTACACTGACGAGTCCTTATATGCCATGCAGTTCTTAGGACCACCGTTTACATTCGGTGTAAATCTTGTGTCAGAAAACATTACGACCATGGGTCCATTATCGGCTGTAGCTGTAGAAGACAACGTGTTTTGGATGGGACTGAAAGAGTTTTATACTTACGGTGGTACGGTACAAAGACTGCCTTGTTCTGTCAGAGATTTTGTATTTGATGACTTTAACTTACTACAACGAGAGAAGGTTGTAGCTGCAACTAATACAGCTTTCTCTGAGGTATGGTGGTTCTATCCATCTGCAAGCAGCGACAATAACGATAGATATGTAGTTTACAATTACGAGCAAAAGGTTTGGTATTATGGGGCACTTGCTAGGAGCTTTTGGATGGATCGTGGTATCTTTGACAACCCAATTGCAGCAGGGCCAAACAATTATCTCTACACTCAAGAGTCTGGATTTGATGACGATGGGTCTGCAATTACTGCGTATATTGAATCAAGCCAACTTGACATAGGCGATGGAGAACAATTTGCATTCATTCGTAGAATGATTCCAGATTTAACGTTTAGAGGCTCTACCGCAGGTAGTCCTTCTGCAAATATAACTATAAAAACAAGAAATTTCCCTGGGGGTAATTATCTACAGTCAACATCAAGTGCTGTAACTAAAACAGCATCAGTGCCTGTTGAGCAGTTTACCGACCAAGTACATCTTAGACTTAGAGGCCGTAGCTTTGCAGTAAGAGTTGAGTCAACAGCAACGGGTGTTGGTTGGCGGCTTGGCTCTCCACGGTTGGATATACGGCCTGATGGGAGAAGATAGTGTCCAGAAACCTTATTCTACCCTTCTTTGCTGTACCTCCAACAGAATACGATCAACAGAATTTTGCAAACTTAACGCGAAGTTTTGCTATATATATGGAACAACAGCAGAACCCAGGCGAGGAAAGGGCTACAAAGCTTACATTAACTGACTTACAAACAGATGATTCTGGACTTGAAACTGGAGCTTTGTTTCAGCAAGATGGTTTTGTAAAAATAACCCGAACAAATGTTCCCCATGTTCGTGGTTCTAGTGCAACAGGATCTGTGGGGACAGTAACGGTGACAATAACATGAGTGATGATACTATTCTTATTATGTCAAATGGCTCTAAATGGAAGCCATCAACAAGCCAAGACTTAATTCACTGTGCTTCTTGTGATAATGCGGTTGATACTCCCGAAGAAATTGCATCATATCCAGACGGTAATTGCCCTCAATGTGGTAACACTTGGACAGGATCTGAATCAAAAGGCGTTCGTATTTTCGCAACTGCACCAGAGGCTATATCAGGAGAAGCCTGATATGGACCCTGTATCTTGTGTTGCCCTAGCGACAGGGGCGTTCAAAGCTTTGAAGGGTGCCGTTGCAGCAGGTCGTGATTTTCAAGATATGACAAGCCAACTGTCTACTTGGGGCAAGGCTTTTAGTGATTTTAATGAAATAGAAAAACGAGAAAAAGATCCTCCATTTTGGAAGAAAACGTTTAAGGGTTCTGACGAGGAAACAGCGATTGAGATTTTTGCTAATAAGAAAAAAATGGAACAAATGAGAAATGAAATTAAGGATCATATTTCTTGGACATACGGACCTAGCGCATGGAAAGAAGTTCTACAGATAGAGGCACAAATGAGAAAACAAAGAAAAGATGAGCTTTACCGCAAGCAAGAGCAAATAGATGCTATAATTAACTTTGCAATAGGATTTGTTATATTTGGAATTGGTGCTGCTTTATTGTTCGGTCTTTTTTATCTTTGGGGTAGCAAGCAAGGTAGGTGGTGAATGTGGGTTTTACTGTGGGTTCAGTTAGCAACAGGTGGTTTTGAGCACTATCATATTGGGAGCTACACCAAGCAAGAAGTGTGTGAATTAGCAAAAGAAGAGGCTAAAGTTCTTGTCACAAGCGATAAATCAAAAGTTGTGTGTATTAAAATAGAACTGTGATTGTAGTCGAGCGGCGCGGAAAATACATAATATATGACAAATTTGGTAAAGTTGTTATAATCACACGGGAAAAGAGAATAGCGATTGCGTATGCGAGGTCAAAGAAATGACAGAGTTTGATAAAGCAGATTTAAATAATAACGGTGTTATAGAAAAAGCAGAGTGGAATAAAATAGCTTTGGAAGATCGTCGATTGGAAATGATTGATCGTGATCTGAAGCGTAACGCAGAGCGACGTTTCACAGGTTTTGCTTTGATGGGAATGTTAATCTACCCGTTTATAATACTGCTTGCTTCAGTGCTTGGATTTGACAAAGCGGCAAGTTTGATAACAGATATAGCAAGTGTATATGTTATAGCAGCTTCTGGAGTGGTCGCAGCTTTTATGGGATTTAATGCTTATTCAGCAAAGGCTGAAACCAAGAAAACCAGTATACAGATGGAGGAAAAGTAATGTTACAGTCTATAATCGGACCTATTGCGGGTTTAGCGGGCAGTTGGCTTGATGCAAAGTCTCAAGCACAGGCTGCAAGTGCAAAGTTAAAACTTACGGAAGCCGAGGCAAAAGCTAAGATAATGCTTAGTAAAGAAACAAGTGTGGCTGACTGGGAGCGCATCATGGCGCAAGGCTCTCAATCAAGTTGGAAAGACGAGTGGTTCGTAATTGTTCTGTCTATTCCGCTTGTTTTGGCGTTTATTCCAGGCACTGAGGGTTGGGTAGATAGTGGCTTTCAACAGCTTTCTAAAGCACCAGACTGGTATTTTTACAGTTTAGGTATCGCAATCTCTGCCTCGTTTGGTGTCAGAGGCGTACAGAAATTCTTTAAGAGGTAATTATGGCTGATATGAAAATACCTGTTGCTCTAGTCTTTGCTATGGCTGTGCAATTA